ATATTGGGACTCACTGGTGAAGATTTAGATAATTTTGCTGCGTCAGTAGCAAATGATAGTAATCTTTACAATCAAATTATGGCAACACCTAGAATGCAAGAATATCAACTAAATGAGTTTAGAGCAGAGGCTAATAAACAAGCCATGGCTAAAAGACAAGGGCAAGGTGACCCTAATCCAATATCTGGCACTCAGCCAGGTGAAGGAGCTGATGGAGGTGAAAGCGACACGGACACCGGATCAGGAACATTTACACCAACCCCACAAAACTTTTACACATTCTTTGATCCTAATCTTGGAAGATACAGATCAGGGACCTATGATGAATACTTACAATATGTGACTGCTAAAGATGGTGGCATCATACAACTAGAAAATGGTGGAAACACAGAAGAAGAACAATTTATAAAAGACAATAAGATGGTGAATCTGAGAAATATTTTAGCTTACATTGATGAAAATAAATTTTTAAAAGATCAATTAGAAAATATGAATACTGAATCAAAAGCTCAAGAGTCCGTTAGAAATAAAAGTCAAAGATTATTAAATGAAGAAGATAAATTATTAGCTGATATGTTGAAAAAGCGTTTTTCAGACTTAGAAGGAATTACGGGATTGACTGTAAACTCAGGAGACGCTGTAAAGATGGCAGAAGAAGATCAACCTGCTAAAGGTATATTAAACATAGAAATTCCCTCTGATTTAGGACCAGCGTTACGAGAAGATTTAAAATTTTTTCCTAGATTAAAAGATTCTGGCCTATCATTGTTAATGGAAGCATTAAGAAAATCAGATATATCTACAGGATCTGCAAATCAATTTATAGAAGAAGCCTTAAATAATTTTGTAGCCGCAGGTATTATACCACCTAACACAAGCTATAATCAACTTACAGATCCTTTTAAAGATCTAGTCACTAGAGAGGCTGCTATGATAGCTAATTCTATGGCAAAACCAATAGATTATCTTGAAGGCAGAGATATGGAATCAATGCAATTACCAAATATGTCTTTTGATACCCCTGATAGAGGTAGGGTTGAATTACCAATGACAATTTTAAAAGGTAAAGAAGGAGATGAAAATATGATTAGAAGATCAACTTCAACTCAAGATCCTACTATGTACAATGTAGCAGACGGTGGTATTATAGGTTTGAAACAAGGTGGTATGAATGATATGATGCAGGCCAATGAATTAATGTTCAAGGATCCTTCTGATAAAGAAGAGTGGGAGTATAATGTTTAGTTTTAACAGTAAAGATGCTATTTGGTTAGCAGGTATTGTTTTAAGTTTTGGTGTTACATGGGGTATGTGGTCAGAAAGACTTAATGCAATTGAAAAAAAAGCAGATGCTGTAGCACAAATGCAACAGGACATTGCTGTCATAAAAACACAAATAGTTGCTATAGATGATAAAATGAGTTGGATGGAAGAGTTTTTAATTAAGAATTATAAGGAGTTTTAGAAATGGATATGGAAAGACTTTTAGCGTCTGTGCGTTCTAATGAAGGTTACCGTAACAAGGTGTATCTTGACACATTGGGAAAGAGAACTGTGGGCGTAGGCCACCTCTGTGTAGAAGATTTTTGGGAAGATGACAAAGAATATGAAGAGTCATTCTTAATGGAGATATTAGAAAAAGATTTAGAAAATGCTATATCAGGTGCTGAAGAGTTACTTGGTGAGTACACGGTCCACGATCACTGTAAGGAATTATTGGTTGAGATGGTTTTTCAGCTTGGAAAAACAGGTGTCAGTAAGTTTCGTAACATGTGGTCAGCATTAAAAGACCATAAAACACCAAATTATAAGACAGCAGCGGCTGAGATGCTTGACTCACGTTGGGCAAAACAGACACCGAATAGGGCAAAGCGTATGTCAGATATTATGGCAAGTTTAGGTTAGGAGGATATCATGTGTACATGTTGTGAACATTGTAATGGCGAATGTATATGCAGGTAAATGAAATACATTCTAATAATATTTTTGTTGTTTGCGGGTAAGGCCTGGGGTGAGACAAATACCGTGTCGAGTACCGTGGTTAACAATACCCCACCTACCGCAAATGCACCCTCTATAATAAATTCTAACAGTGATATATGTAAGGTTGGTGTTGGCGCTAGTGTGCAAAATAATATTGTAGGATTAGCGACAGGTGTCGTCATAGACGATGAGCTGTGTCAAAAACTTAAATTATCAAGAAGTTTATATGGTTTCGGTATGAAAGTAGCTGCTGTGTCCGTGCTTTGTCAAGATCCAAGAGTCTGGGATGCAATGACTGATGCTGGAACCCCGTGCCCTGCACGTGGAGCCATTGGAGCCGAGGCAGAAACTTACTGGACTGAGAACCCCGATCAAATTCCTGACGGAAGTAAATACAAACCTGAATATGTACAAGCCAGTAAACCTATTAAAGAAGGAGTAAGCGATGCAGGACATATTACGCTTTATAAGACTTTGTTCCTTATTACTACTGGTCTCCTTTTATTCTAAAGCAGACGTTTGTTTGCCTGACACAGAGGGTCTTTGTACTCCTGGGGTTACCATTACAGAAGACATACAAGTAGATGTAACTGAAGAAGACTTAGGCACAGAAATAGTTACAACCACTACAACGACAACTACAACCACCACACAAACTGTTACAAATGAAAGCTCAGCTGACATATTAAATAGCTCTAACGGATATGTGGGGTCAAGTGATGATGGTAACATGAATATTGACTGGGGTGGTCAAGGTCCTGCTTCAATGCCAACAGGCAATACCTGTGGTGAACTAGGATCAGATAGATGTGCACAGATTACTGGATCTGGCAATAGCACATCAACAATGGGTGTTTCAGGTATGGGCACCACTTTTATAATTAATAATATTGATATATCTGATCTACAAATAGATAGAGGTGGTGAGGTAAAATACTCAATTGAAGTAGAAAAACGTGACGCTCAAGACAGAATATATATGCATATTACAGGTCGTGATGGACTTAACACAGTTTTTTCAGGCACAGATGTCTTATCTGAGTCTGGCATTGCATCAGGTTATCAGTCGTATACAGGAGGTTTTGATTTTAGTGGTTCTTTAAGTAGTATAACTGTTGAAGTAGGTGGGCGAGATATAAATCTTGCCATAGGACCTTTATTTGATGATGTATCCGTTAATGTATTCTACAATGTAATTAATACCGTTATTACTCAACATATAACTACTTTAGAGGAAATATATTATCTTAATCTTTTTGATCCTGTAGAATTAGAGTTTGTAGAAGAAGTCTTTGAATACAATGACATCATTGTTGAAAATGATTTTATTGAGTTTGTACCCATAGAACCAGAAATGGAAGAAATATCTTATGAGACTGTCGAGGCAGAAATACAGTTTGAGATGGACTTTGAGATGGACTTTGCACCACCTCCACCCATGAACTTAGCACCTATGCCAGAGCTTGTTGTAGTAGAAATGCCTGTGAATGTAGAAACAGTTACCTTAGAGATTGAGATGGAGATGGAGTTAGATTTACCACCACCTGACATGGTAGCCTCTGTTGAGGAGATACCACCTCCCATGGAAGATTTACCTCCTCCACCTGAAATGGATGAAGCACCACCCATGGACAACGAACCAGAACCTGTTGAGATAGAGACAGAAGATACACCTCCACCAATGGAGGAGACAAAAGAGGAGCCTATTGCAGAAGAAATTGACGAACCTAAAGAAGAAGTAGAGGAAGTAGAACAACCAGAAGAGGTTGAAGAAGTAAAGGAAGTAGAAGAGGTTGAAGAAAAAAAAGAAGATCCTAAAGAAGAGCCAAAGAAAGAGCCTACAGCAAAAGAAAAAGCTGCAACAAAGATAGTAAAAAAAATTGATGACAAAGCTAGATATGATGATGCAGCTCAAATGAAAACATTGATTGTTATGCAAATACTTGGTAATACTAAATCATTCTTTGATACACAATCTATTATTATGGATACAAATGTTAATGATTATTTAAACAAGACAATCGAAGATCAGTATGGTATGCTGTTTGATATGGCTCAAGGCCAAACTATGGAGGATATGATAAATGCCCAGTATTGAATATAGCGGGATGAAGATTACCGGGGGGAAGGTGTTTGCCATCTTTACTCTATTAGGTGCTTTAGGTGGTGCTGCGTGGACTGGCTTTACTTTTTATCAAGATTATCTTGATATGAAGGAGAAAATTTTAACATATACCGAGCCTGACCTTTCTGGGTTTGACAAAAAAATATCCTTAGTGGAATCACAAACTAACTCACAAATGGAGATTGTAATACAAAAAGTAGAGGGTCTTAAAAGTGAATTAGATATAGTATTAGAAGAAGTAAATCTTATAGCTACTACTGCTCGTGAGTTAAAAGATGATTTAAAAACTGACTTACGTCAAATGGAGGGTGATGTAAGACACATCACAGAGATAGTAAATGATATTGAGGATAGACAAAAAGAAGATGCAAGAGAATTAGTTAATGAAATGAAGTTATTAGAAGACAGTCTAGATCTTAAAATTAACAAAGCTCTAAACAACCCTTTATCTGGCATGAGTGCCAAAAACTAAATTAAAATATTTGTCTTGACTTTCGTTTAAATCAGCTAAACTTTTTATGTTACTATCGTTTACACAAAGTTGGTTGTAAATTTTTTTATCACTACACCATTTTCTACCAGTCCAAAATTCAAAACCATCGTACTTTGATTTGTACGAACTACTATTTTCATAACTGTAAGAAAAATAATAGTTTTTATAATTTTTATTTATACAATATTTTATTTCAAATAACGTAGCGTAAGTTCCCATACCTAATTTTTCATCTTCATAGTCCCATGCAAACTGTCCTGTCATAAAATGGTTGTCAATTAACATGGCTTCTGTAAATGCAACAGGTTTATTATGATAATAATAAATAAAGTATTCTCCTTT